GGGAGTCTACACGGCAGATGGTAGATATCTTTGGAGATCGCTGGTATGCTGAGATCCAATGGAACAACATTAAAGAACAACATGAACTGAATCAATATGTTATTCAAGTTGCCAAAGAGTTTGGCGTTTCTTTGCTTACCACCGCTGATAGCCACTACCCGGACCCTGAAGCCTGGAAGGACCGTGAGCTTTACAAGCGTCTTGGTTGGCTTGGTAAGGGACGCCCATCATGGGCTGAAGATGAGTCCCAACTGCCAGAGGGTGTCGAAGAGATTGGTTACGAGTTGTATCCAAAGAACGGCGACCAGATGTGGGAGAGTTACAAGCAATACTCCAAAGAACAAGGCTTTGAGTATGATGATGACCTTGTTCTTGAGAGTATTGAAGAAAGCCACAGGATTGCGTTTGATCGTATTGAGAAGTTTCTCCCTGACAACACCGTTAGGCTACCAGAGTTCGTTGTGCCTGCCGGCTTTACTGCCACGCAAGCACTAGTAAACTTTGCTCTAGAGGGTCTTAAGGAGAAGAGCCTGCATACCAACAAGGAATACACCAACCGCCTCAAGCATGAACTCAATGTTATTGATGATCGTGGGTTCTCAAAGTATTTCCTGACGATGAAGTCGATTGTCGATGTGGCAACTGACATGATGCTGACTGGTCCTGGCCGCGGCTCTGCTGCTGGCTCACTCGTAGCATACGCACTTAACATTACACAGGTTGATCCAATCAAGAACGGCCTACTGTTCTCGCGTTTCCTCCGCTCTGATGCGAAGGACTACCCGGATATCGATTACGATGTCTCCGACAGCATGTCATTGAAAGAAAAGCTTGTAGAGATGTGGGGTGAAGATTGCGTTGCACCCATCTCCAACTGGAACACGCTGCAGCTTAAGTCATTGATTAAGGACATCTCCAAGCTCTACAACATTGAGTTCACAGAAGTCAACACAGTCACGTCTATCATGATGCGCGAAGCAACACCGATGGCTAAGCAGAAGCACGGCATCAAGGCTGGTGTCTACAACCCCACTTGGGAAGAAGTGATGGAGTTCTCGCCTACGCTGCAGTCCTTCCTCAACAAACACCCAGCAGTCAAGACACACGTTGAAGGTCTGGTGGGTCAGGTTCGTTCCTGTTCTCGCCATGCTGGTGGAGTTGTGATTGCAGAGAACCTTGATGAAAACATGCCTCTGATTAACTCTGGCGGTGTGCGACAGGCGCCATGGTCCGAGGGGCAGAACGTTCGACACCTTGAGCCCATGGGTTTCATTAAGTTCGACTTGCTTGGTCTATCTACCCTGAAGATGATGGAGGGCGCCATCGAGCACATCCTTCGGCGTCATCACGGCTATGAAAACCCAACCTTCGCTGATGTGCGAGAATACTACGAAAAGACTTTGCACCCTGATGTGATTGATCTAAACGACCAAAAGGTATATGAAAATATCTTCCACGCTGGTAAGTGGGCTGGAGTATTCCAATTCACAGAGCACGGAGCCCAACAGTTCTGCACTCGTGTCAAGCCAACAAACATCATTGATGTGTCAGCCATTACATCCATCTATCGTCCCGGCCCTCTTGCCGCGAACGTTCATGATGAATATGTAGAAGCGAAGGAGAGCCCACACTACATCAAATACTTGAATGAAGATGCTCGTGACATTACGGAAGAGACCTTTGGCTTCCTTATCTTTCAAGAGCAGATTGCCCTCTTGGCTCACAAACTTGGTGGCCTTACTCTCGACGAGGGTAACATGCTCCGTAAAGTCCTGACTAAGAAGGGAACTGGTAAGGATTCTGTTAAGGGTCGTCTGCATGAAAAGTTTCTGAAAGGCTGCACTGCCAACAAGATTCCACGCGATGAGGCACAAGCCCTCTGGGATAAGTTTGAATACTTCTCCGGTTATGGTTTCAACAAGTCACACGCAGTCTCTTACAGTATCATCTCTTACCAGTGTGCTTGGTTGTGGAACTACTACCCAGCAGAATGGATGGCAGCGTTCCTAGACAAGGAGCCCGAGTCCCGAAAGGAAAAGGCTATTAACATCGCTAAGAAGTTCGGCTTCGAGATCGCTGTGTTGGACGTTAATAAATCCGGTACCGTGTGGGAGATTAGCGATGACGGAAAGACTCTTATCCAGCCCCTGACATCAATCAAGGGCCTGGGAATGTCTGCTATCGAGCAAGTGCTAGACAACCGACCCTTCATGAACGCTGAAGACCTCTTGTTCCGTGAGGACGTGTCCTATAGCAAGTTGAATAAGAAAGCTCTTGACGCGCTCTGTAGGGGTGGTGCTTTGGATAATCTGGTTGATGACCGCTTCTCCGGACGAAAACACTTCTGGTCTGCTTGCGTTGTCGAGAGGCCTAAGAATCTTAAGAAGTTTGGAGATAATATCGAGCTGTTTAGACCAGAAGGTGACTTTTCCGAGGAAGAGATCATCCAATTTAAGACAGATTTGATCGGGGTCTTCCCAATCAACTTGGTGATTTCGACGGAAACCATTGAAAAGCTTAAGGAAAAGTATATCCCACCCATCTCAGAATTCGACCAAGAACTGCAGATTTGCTGGTTTATTCCTCGGAAGATCGTAGAAAAGAAGACCAAAAATGGTAAGCTTTATTGGATCGTCGAGGCGATTGACTCTAATAACGAACTAACTAGAATTAGATGTTGGGGAGTAAAACCTGAAAAGGATCAGCTTCACATTAATCGACCCTACATGAGTAGATTAGATTATAACGAACAGTGGGGATTCTCCACACGCTCCATCCGACACAATTTTAGATTATTAGGATAAAAATTATGAACGTCATTAGAAACTACAGCCCACTTCTGAAAGAGGTGGAGCTTAACAATGAGCCAATCATCATCAGAGTTAATAAGTTTGATGAACCAACGGCAAAGGCCTTTTCGGGGGCTGTGATGAGAGCACAAAACACAGGACAGCAAATTTTACCAATTATTATAGATAGTTACGGCGGTCAAGTATACAGCCTGATGTCTATGATCTCAGATATCAAGCACTCCAAGATTCCAGTTGCTACGATAGTCCAAGGTAAAGCAATGTCCTGCGGTGCTATCTTGTTTAGTTTCGGTGACGACGGACATAGATATATGGACCCAGATGCAACTCTTATGATTCACGATGTATCATCGATGGGTTGGGGGAAAGTAGAAGAGATTAAAGCCTCGGCTGAGGAAACCGACCGCCTGAACCAGAAGATTTACAGTATGATGGCAGAAAATTGCGGCCACCACACGGATTACTTCTTGGATATCGTTCACGATAAAGGCCATTCAGATTGGTTTTTAGAATACGATGAGTGTTTAAAACACAATTTAGCTAACCACAACTACATTCCTGACTTTACAGTATCGATTCAGGTCAAATTTAGCTTCCTATAAGCCATCTACGTCTATATACGATGTGGAGTTTAACAAATGGCTGCTATTGACAAAATCAAATGGAAAAGACTGTTGAATGAATTGTCTTTTCTTCACGAAGAAAATGATCTAATAGAATCAGTCATATCTGACTCGAACAAATCTTTTCAAGAATACTATCAGAGTTTTTGCGATAGGATGAGTTTTGATATCGACAGGTTGAACGAAAGCAACCATGATAGAATCAGTAAGTTGTACGGAGCCTCAGAGGAATCCAGTGATATCGAGTCTACTAAAAAATTGCTTGAAGACACCTACAATGAAATAACAAAATATCTAGAGCCTCCAGTGTATTCTTTTGATGAAGAAAAACAAGAAGAGGCGCCAGACAATGATTATGAGATGACTCAAGACGAAACAGAGATGCATGAGGCGTTCACCAAACTTTTCAGATCTCTGGCTATGAAATTACACCCAGATAAGTTAAGTTCTTCCTTGACAGACGAGGAGAGAGCTGATATGATACATTTATTCAACAAAGCAAAAACATCATTAGATGAAAGAAAATATTTTGTTTTGTTAGACTTGGCTTACAAGTTCAACATCAAAACTCCCAGAAACTATAAACAACAAATTCGATGGATGAAAAGTGAGATTGAGATGCTGAAGAGTCAAGTAGAACAACAGAAGCAAACTTATAACTATGCCTTTACGGAATGTGAAACAGAGGCCGAGAAAGACAGGTTAGTTAAAAAATTCATGAAACAATTATTCAATATTAATTTTTAGGAGGTAACTTGATTACAGATATTGTCTTGGGTATTCAACATGGTGATGAGGGAAAAGGTAAAGTCACTCACCACTTACTCAAAAACGGAAACTACACGCACTGTGTTAGGTTCAATGGCGGCCAAAACGCAGGCCACACGATTTACCACAATGACAAGAAGTTTGTGACTCATGCAGTCCCAGCTTCGGTATTTTTTGGCATTCCCGCGATCATTGGTCCGGGTTGTGTTCTCAACATAGATAAGTTTCTCAAGGAATTAAATTACTTGGCTGAAAATGGCGTCGATGTAGAGAACAATGTGAAGATCGCAAGAAACGCACATATCATTACAAAGGGTCATATTCTCGAAGACTCAACCGATGAAAAGATAGGAACCACCAAATCAGGAAACGGACCAGCGTACCGAGACAAGTTTGCAAGAACTGGCGTGCGCGCCGAGTACGTTAGACTCCTAGAACCTTTCATCGTTGATATGCATGAGGAGCTATATCAGAACAAAGATGCGGTCGTACTAATGGAAGGCGCCCAAGGCTTTTGGCTTGACGTTGACTGGGGAGACTATCCATATGTCACAAGTAGTAACTGCGGCGTAGGTGCGGTGATTAACAATGGAATTAATCCACGCTCCATTAGGGATATCTGGGGTGTCGCAAAGGTGTACGAGACTTATGTTGGCAAGAAGAAGTTTCAGCCAACTAATACCGTGTTTAACAGAATCCAAGAAGTCGGCGCTGAGTTCGGTGCTACAACTGGCCGCGTGAGGCAATGTAACTGGCTCAACTTCGGCCAACTCAACAAAGCTATTGAGATGAATGGAGTAAACAAGCTCGTATTTAACAAGGTAGATGTCCTCAGAGAGGTAAAAGCATGGGGAATGAAAAACCCAGACGTTATTTTTGCCGAGGGTGAAGACGGGTTCATTAAGTACGTCACCGAAAACATGCCAGAATGTGTAGATGAAATTTTCTTCTCTGCATCCCCAAAAACTATTTGACTTTCTCTCAGAGAATGGTTATACTTTAAATACACTAAGGAGGTTACAGTGTCAACAGAAGATAAACGTAAACAATATGTAAAGGAATATATTAATTCCCTTGTGGCTATCGAAGAAGCGATGGAACCATATAAAGAACAAAAGCGTGAACTGCGCGCAGAGTTCAAAGAAAATGGATGGCTCGATACAGATGAGATCCGCGCGGCTGTGAAAGCATACCGTCTTTTCAAGGACAAGGTAGACATCGAAGAAGTTGTTGAAAACTTCAACATGTTTAGTGGTGGTTCCCGTGATTATTGAGTTCACTCGTACTCGTACCAACGCTCATGACCCTGAGAGGGCTAACCCCTCCGATGCAGGTTTGGATGTGTTCTATTCGCCAGAACAAGACAACCAAGCCATTGCAATCACTCCCGGCGAAAGCAGTGTTATCCCAACAGGACTCCGTTTCGGTGTTCCTCACGGATACATGCTGGAGGTGAAAAACCGAAGCTCCGTCGCAGCCAAGCGCTCACTTATTGTGGGTGCGTGCGTGGTAGACTCTGGTTATGATGGCGAGGTGTTCGTTAATCTTCACAATATTGGGAAGGAAACCCAGTATGTTCGTGGTGGAGAGAAGATCGCACAGCTCGTAATGATCCCGGTTGTTAACTTTCGTGCGATTCAGAGCCCTAATAGCGACCTTTATCGAAGTTCGATTACAATTTCTGACAGGGGCGATGGAGCCCTGGGGAGTACTGATGGATAGATCAACTCAAGTAGTAATGTTTAGCTCCAAGACTGGAAACTGGGCCACACCCCAAGAGTTTTTCGACAAACTGGACTGGCGCTTTGGGCCATTCACTCTGGATCCTTGCGCCAGCATCAGCAACACCAAGTGTACTAATTTTTATACGGAAGCAGAAGACGGTCTTTCTAAAAATTGGGAAGGCTTCACATCTTTTGTTAATCCGCCATATGGCCGCGGCATTGAGAAGTGGATCGAGAAAGCATACAAGGAGTCACAAAAGCCAGACACGAAGATTGTTATGCTGATTCCAGCCCGCACCGATACACGCTATTGGCATGATTATGTCATGAAGGCATCAGAGATTTATTTCGTGAAAGGCCGCCTTAAGTTTGGTGACAGTGTAAACTCTGCCCCATTCCCATCGGCAGTTGTGGTCTTTGACGGCCGCAACGATCTCTGGCGTGTTGAAGGTTTGAATCGATGAATCGTTCAACCCGTCGCGCCATGAAGAAACAGGTCGGTGCTAAAGCTCAAGAAAAGATGGCGAATCAAGTAGCACAGTTTGGAAAACTACCACAAGCATGCGATGCATGCCAAAAAAGTTTTGACAAGAAAAACAAAGATATGGTACAATCATGGAGTGTAGTGGTTAAACAAGAGGTGGTTAGGCTATTCTGTCCTGATTGCATTGAGAAGACACAGGAGGTATTAAATGGCAGTACGCCGGATATCAACGCCAGCACTGAATAAGATTTTATCAGGCAAGGTCAATGAAGACGCGATATGCGTAGTAAAATTCTATTCCAATGGGTGTCACCTGTGCCACAACTTGAAAGAATATTATCAGGATCTGTCCGAACTTGATGAGTATGAAGGTCTTCAGTTCTTTGCTTTTAATACTGACGACCATCCACAAATAGAGAAGAAATTAAATTTCAATGGTGTTCCCACCATATCACTAATTAAAACTTACGCTGACGATAAAAAGTCAAAGATTAGGGTCTTGTCAGATCCTCAAAAACCCAACGAGCACACTTGGTATAGTGTGAATGACATTCGTAATTTCATTAAGGAGGAAAGATAATGTCTGATTTTAGTTTAAAGAAAAGGTACGAAGCCGTCTTGCTTCGTCTCAAGTCACAACAAATTGAGCTTCTGGTCCAAATCACGGATATGCTTGAAAACCCCAGAGGAGACCTCGCTGAGGTTCAGGAGTTGGTCGAAGATTATACGCAGATCGAAGGGGCATTTATAACATTCAAGCAGACAATTGGTGATTACATCAATTCCAAGGAAGCTGAAAACGCCCCACCACCACCGCCGGTAGAAGAAAAGCCACCACCCCCAGACCCAGAGTCGTCCAAGGTGGTAACTCCGGAAATGTCACCAACCATGAAGCGCTCCCAGTCTGCAAGAAAGCCTCGCAAGAAGAAAGCTGCCCCTGCTTCTAAACAAGCAGAAGGTGAAGAATGAGTGATGCACTTTCGTATGATGATGTGCTATTGGTACCTCGGTATTCCGACATACGAAGTAGGACAGAGGTGTCAGTTTCAACAGACCTTGGTAATGGGTTGACGTTACGTCTGCCTGTTATCGCGTCACCAATGGATACAATCTCAGAAACTGCTATGGCAGTAGCGATTGGAAACATAGGCGGCGCCGCCATCATCCACAGGTACAATGGTATTGAGATGCAGTCTCGAATGACTGCGATGGCTAAGGATTTAGCCAAGGAAAAGTACAGCAACGATATTAATATTGGCGCTGCAGTCGGCATATCAGGTGACTACATTGACAGGGCGGTATCGCTACTTAAGTCAGGCGCCACTTTCTTATGCGTCGATGTGGCCCACGGACATCATGTGCTGATGAAGGAGGCCATTGAAAATCTACGCAAACACATTGGTCAAAGCGTTCACATCATGGCTGGTAACGTTGCCACACTTGAGGGTATTAACGACTTGTCAGACTGGGGCGCAGACTCAGTGCGATGTAATATCGGCGGCGGCTCTATTTGTTCTACAAGAGTTCAAACCGGCCATGGTGTACCTGGCCTCCAAACTATCATAGACTGCACTAAGACAGATAGAGATGTAACAATCATTGCTGACGGCGGACTAAAAAACTCTGGTGATATGGTAAAAGCTTTCGCCGGTGGCGCCGATGCGGTCATGTGTGGTTCGCTTCTATCAGGCACAGATGAAACCCCTGGCAAGATCACCGAAGACCTAAACGGAACGAGGTGGAAGACATACAGGGGAATGGCTTCTAAAGAAGCTCAAGTAAGCTGGAGGGGCAATTATTCCTCCTATGAGGGAGTATCTGCTCGCGTGCCTTACCGCGGTTCCGTTGTCCGTATACTAGAAGATATCGAAAGAGGCATCCGGTCTGGATTCTCTTATAGTGGCGCCAGAGATTTAGCGGAGTTTCAGCTTGTTGCTGAGATTATTCGCCAAACTCCTGCCGGCATGGGCGAGAGTAGAACGCACATTCTTGGGAGAAAATGGTGAGCGATGACCTCAAATATGGCAAAAACGATAAACGAATTGTTTTTACCGATACAGATCATCGTCACGCACAATTGCATGTCAGATTAAAAACTGACGGAATGAAACAATCACAATTTTTTAGAAGTCTCATAACAGGCTACATCAATCAGGATGAGAGACTTGTTAGCTTCTTCGACGATATAAAGGACCAATCAATCGAAAGAAAAACAAAATCAAACAAACTTCGTAAAAAAGGCAAAGAAGCCTTGAACGCTTCTGGATTTTCAGATACGCAATTGGAAAACATATTTGACTTAATCGCAGAGGAGTACCCAGAGTTATGAATTACGACGGCTTACGAAACTGCTCTAGGAAATGTTTAGAACTAGATATAGAGTGCCCCTCTACCGACTGCAGGATGTGGATTGATTATCCAGATGAGAAGAACTGTACTCTCATATCGGTCAATGAAAATGATTCAATGACTCTAAGAGAGATTGGTGAAAGGATAGGAATATCCTTTGCCAGAGTTAAACAAATCGAACAAAAAGCGCTTAGTAAAATCAAGCGTTTTAACATAGAATGGTAATTTTATACGTTTTTGTGAAAATAAAGACTATTTATTATTGACTAATTTTGATGCCAAATTTATTAATTTTATTAAATTTAAAGGAGAACTATAATGGCTCGCAAAACACTTTTAACCGAATCTGAGATTCGTAGTTTTTTAAAACTGGCCGATCTTAAACACATCGGTGACGACAGGATTCACGAAATGTACGGTACGAAAATGCCCGGCATGCGTGATGACGAAGAAGAAATGAAAGAAGAAGAAGATCCTATGGCTGATATGGCCGATGACGACGCTATGCCCGGTATGGCGGATGATGCCGAAATGGGTATGGATGCTGAACCCGCAGACATGGACGTTGATATGGGCGCTGATATGGCCGCACCCGCCGGCTCTGGAATGGTTTCCATCGAAGACTTCATGGGCGCTCTTGAAGCTGCTCTGGAAGATGTGACCGGACAACCAGTCGAAACTGAAGTTGACATGGAAGATGATGCCATGGACGACGACGGCATGGATGATGACGGCATGGGTGATGATATGTCTGGTATGGATGATGCCATGCCCGGCATGGACGACGATGACGACATGGACGCACCAGCAGCCATGATGGAAGAAGAAGAAGAAGTTGTTAACGAAGTTGCCCGACGAGTGGCAGCCCGCCTTCAGGCTAAAAACAACAAGGCCGAAATGGTCGATCAACTTGCAGAAAGAATCTTAAGCCGATTAACATCAAAATAGTTGACAAAACTTTTGTGAGTCATTATAATAACCACTAGCATATGCTGGTGGTTATTTTTTTGGAGATATCATGGACCCTTGGTGGCTATACGCCCTTGTATTTATATTCGGATATGTAACGTGCCAAACGTTTTATTTCCTCAATTCTGCCAGAGTGTCATTAAAACTAATGAAATCAAGCAGAGTTATCTACTTATTGATGATGGTAAAGGCAATGGAAAAATATAAGATTGCCGAAAAAGTTATGATATCTCACTTACAGGAGTCAAATAAAGATCAGGATATAATTGATGCTTTTAAAAATAGCATTGAAAGCGAACGTAGGGGGTTCAAGGCAAGAAGCATTAACTGCCTTATTAACAATACTCCCCCAACTTTTCGTGAAGTCTTGGGATTTGATGACTGGGAGAGTGCGATAATGTATCTGACACTACATCAGGAAGAAGCATTCAAATTTTGGAGATTAAAAGAATGATTAATAAGATTTTAGATATTATTGGAAATAAAGGCACTTCCAGTGATAAACCAAGCGAACAAGAACAGTTGGCCTTAGAAGCTGAATTAGAAAAATTGCTTTCCCAAGCCCAAGGGCCGGATCTTAGGATCATTGGTCTCTTCTCGGAAGTCACTGATGATAAGGTAGCGGAATTAATCCATGCGATGATATACTTAGATGAAGTAAACGCGATTAAAAAGACTGAGCTTCCAATTGAGTTTTACATCTCAACCTACGGTGGTTCAGCAGATGATATGTTTGGCATGTACGACATCATGAGAGTTATTAGAAACAGAACAGAAATCCACACAGTCGGTCTTGGCAAAGTCATGTCAGCCGGTGTTCTTTTGTTGGCTTCGGGCACAAAAGGTAAAAGATGTATTGGAAAAAACTGCAGAGTTATGATACACTCAGTTATAGGTGGCAACCACGGACCTCTTCATAACTTGGTGAACGAAATGGAAGCCATCGAGCAAATCCAGAAGATGTATAGTGAGGCCCTTGTTGCAGAAACTAACATGACAAAGAAAGATTTAAAGAAATTATTAGAAAGAAAAGTAAACGTGTACCTGACAGCCGAAGAAGCGGTAGAATTGGGTATTGCTGATATTATTATTTAAGGAGAGCCAAAGTGCCAAAATACACAGACGATATGTTTATCGAAGTTAGAAAACCTAAACCAACTAAAGCACCTGATAACAACTTTTATCAGATCTTTGAAGAAGTAGCCAAAATAGTACAAAGTGGCATTATTCAGGAGCAGGAACCGGGCCAATTCAAAGGTCCTGAGACCGCTGACGAAATAAGAAAGTTATTACCAACTCTTAAGATTACTGAAGATTGGGGCAAGGTTGGAAACAGAGATCGGGAAGTGATTGAATCCTTCACCGCCAGTTTGGGAGGTGAGAACACTTCGGTCGAGCAAAAAATTCAACTTATGAACCAAGTCATTGAGGGCCAGAGCCCTGATGTTGGCGATATATCCGATGTGCTTACAGTTATGATGGTTGTAGAGGTTCTTAGCTCCATTCTAGGAGAGTTTACAGAGTCTGCAGGGGGTTTTATTTTTGAAGGCTTCCTTGCCGGCTTGTTTGGCGGTAAATCAGTGCAGATCACCCAGCCATCTGACATCACTGCTGCGACAGGCGAAACTGTCTCAGCGTCCGGAAAGCCAATTACAGACGTTGTGCTTTCGGGCAAACACTATTCCCTGAAGCTGCTTGGACCTGGGACAGCCGTCATGGGTTCATTTAAGAACATGGTCGATCACTTTGTAGAAATTGATTCGATTACATATCTGGATGCTCGCCGCGCTGGCAGTAATCTTGAGTTCTCTGAGTTCGATATCACACTACCGACATTCTTGCAAACATTCTACTACCCACTTGTTAGGTACCAAAAGAAGACCGCAGTAGTAGACACTCCACGTAAATTACAGAATGCTCTCAACAAGCTTGGTGATAAGGTGTTCCAGGTTAGGCTATCCAAGAGGTTGAACCGCGTAACAAACATCAAGCCAGAACAATTCGAAGAGTTGTTNNCAATGCAAAACCTTGCAGAGTATGGACCTTTTGAGATACAGTACTCCGACGAGAAGTTTGGTGGAAAAGTCAAACAGTACTTTGGAAGCGGAAGGATCTTTAATGACGTGCAGGCCGCTGTTGAATCAAAAGATAAGGCCGCCATCCTGCAAGCGTTACGTGAGACACCTGCCTATAAGAAGCCAGAACAATTCAACCTCACCAGATCGCAGACAGAAAAGATCGATTCTTACAGAGAACTTGGTACTTTACAACTGGGTGACGAAGCCCTCAAGAAGACTTGGATGGCGTATGGAGAGAGGCTGATGCAAACCATCGGCCCAGTTTATTCTTCGCTCAACAATTTCACCAATAACATTAACAGGTACTTTCTTTCAGCACCAACTGAAGGTGAGTCTCGAACTGGATACGGTAGACAAGCTATCAGAGATGCCACCGTACTCGACCAAGCCACTGATAAAGCAGTTGGCGAGTTAAATAAATCATAAAACAAATTGACATAATCTTAATATTGAGATATAATATTAAAACAACTAAGAGGTACTAATGAGTCGAGCATATGACGACAACCAATCATTACAGCAAAAGATTATCACAGGAGCCAACGTTCTAGCAGACAACGTTGCTTCTACACTTGGCCCGAGAGGCCGCAATGTCCTGCTACAAGAAAAAGGTAAAGCACCTTTTATCACTAAAGACGGAGTTACGGTAGCTGCGTTTGTGTCACTGGACGATCCATTCGAGAACGCTGGGGCTCAAATTATCAAACAAGCTGCCATCGAAACTAACAACGGTGCTGGAGATGGTACCACAACGTCAACCGTGTTGGCTCGCGCAATCCTTACGGAGTCTCAGAAGTTTATTGCTTCAGGGATTTCTCCGATTGAACTGCAGCGCGGCATTGATTTAACGGTAAGGGAAGTTACCAAGAACCTTAAAGAGATGGCTATTCCGGTTAACAGTCTGGAAGACATCCAGCACATCGCTACCATCTCTGCCAACAACGATTCAACCATTGGGAAGTTAATCTCCATGGCATTCGACAGGGTAGGACAAGATGGCTCGATCACTATTGAAGAATCAAACTCTATTGAAACATCCCTGGATGTGACTGAAGGGTTTAGCTTTAATTCTGGATATTGTGCCGGTGCATTTATAACAGACGAACGTCGCTCCGTGATGCAGTATGATGAGCCGCTAGTATTGGTTACCGATTACCGCATTACAACAGTAGAACAGATTCTACCCATCCTTGAAATGACTGCCAGAGAGGGCCGCCCCCTAGTTATCGTTGCCGAAGATGTTGAAGGTCAGGCTTTGGCTGCTATGATTATGAATGCCATGCGTGGTACAATGAAGGTGGCAGCAATCAAAGCCCCTGGCTACGGCCACGAGCGACGAAATCTGCTGTCCGACTTGGCAACATCTGTTGGGGCAACGTTTATCTCCAGAGAGAGTGGCGCCAAACTGCAAGAAACCAAGATGGTAAATTTTGGTACATCCAAGTTTGTGGAAAGCACCAAGAACGGAACTATCTTTGTGGGTGGTAATTCAAATGTCGAGACAATCCAAGGGAAAATAGAATCCCTACGCTCACAGATAGAGACAACCGAATCGATAGAGGAGTGTGATCTCATTCAGAGACGCATTACCAGGCTTGCCTCTGGCGTTGCAGTTATCCGAGTTGGCGGCAGCACCGAGGTGGAGATGACTGAACGAAAGCACAGGATTGAGGATGCTCTTGAGGCAGTCAAGGCCGCACAAGATGAAGGTGTTGTTGCCGGCGGCGGCACCGCACTACTTAGGGCATGCCAAAAGATAGTCATCTCTACTGAGACGGGGGTTCAGGAGCAGGCCAACGGCGCCATCATCGTAAAGAATGCATGTTACGCGCCCATAAAACAAATGGCAAAGAATGCTGGCCTCTCACCCGACATCATTGTTGATAAGGTACTTGGCTCAGAAGATGGGTACGGCTGGAATTTCAGAACCAACCAACTCACTGACCTTGCTAACGATGGAGTTATAGACCCCGTTAAAGTAACTAGAACAGCCCTGCAGAATGCTTCCAGTTGCGCTGGCACTCTGATTACCACCAATCACGGGATCATACAAACGGAGAATAAATGATGAAAGCCGGCGACTTAGTTTATGTCCCGCAAGATGCAAGTGTTTGGGATGTTCCCGAAGGCGGAGGCGGCTCCCTTGCGATGGATAAGACCAAGAAGCCAACTGCAGCTATCTTCTTACGAGAGGTAGCAGAGAAATATTACCGAGTTTATATTCGCGGTAGAGAAGCAACAGTTTTTAAAAAACAAGTATACCCAATGGAGAAACAAAATGCTAGTTAAACTTACAGAGGTCTGTCAAAGAAATACTCTTACCTCTTCAAAACAAGAGTATTCCTTACAGGATATCTTTGTTAACCCAGAACATGTGGTGATGATTAGAGAAGATGCCCGCCTCGGACAACTCAACGAAAATGTTTCGTTGCTGCCGGGAATGGATAACAACCACCGCTTTACGAAATTAACAATAAACCGCGGCCAGACTGGTACCGAAATCGTCGTCATAGGTTCGCCGCAGATTGTTGAGGAAATGCTGCATAAAAGCAAGAGCGTCATAAGAGGTTAAAATGAAAGATACCAGAGTAAACATTCAATATTCAATCGATCTACAAGATTTACCAGAAGAGATTTCTAGACTAATAGATAACTCTACTAGTTTTCTAGAAGTAGCTTTAGAGGACAGTCAATATCTTTCTGACAAGGAAGATCATTTGACCCTTAAAACGCTGGAAGAAATAAACTCATTGCGTATGTCGCTATCTAAAGTTGATTACATCCTTGACGATATAACTAAAATTGCAGGAGGATACCTTAGAATGACTATGGATCCATCTACTGAAGAAGCCCAAGTGACTCAGAGGCACGAAGACCCGAGCCCAACTAACCCCTTTGTGGACTCCGCAGGAACAGAGACCACCATTAGCGAACTTCAACAGAAGTTGAGTGATTTTACAGAGAGAATCGGTAATGAAGAGTCCGCTGAAATCACCGTGGAATAAAGGAAAATCACTAGGGGTACTCAAAAAAATTATCCCCAATGGTTCCGTAGTACATACCTTCTTGTTTTACGATGGCATCCTTGAAACGGAGCTTTCTAAAACAAAGAGGTTTGTTGTATCGCACACGAATAAATACGTAAACTATGAGTTTTGGCAATGTCTATTCAATGACCCAGAACGTGTGAGCGCAGTTGCCGAGCACTTCTATCCGATAGAGAACAAGAATATATTCTATGTTCTGCAAAAGAATTGGCTAAAGTATCCTGATCCGTTTGTAAGAACCGGCATGTACTTTCTGTTAAACCAATCGACAGACACATCCCAGATAACTCATGGCGAACTGATTGAAAACGAATCATTACCTCGCACAATTCGGGACATCAAAGACTTTAAAGCACAGAACTTCCACTTGCAGTTTGATAAGGAGGAAGAGCTTTACGACTCAATCAACAACATAGACACAAGGTGTGACTATATTTTTATTCCTGTTGGTAACTTCTCTATGAACCTTTTTGAAAAAGGAAAAGAAGAAGGGTTCGAGCAGACTAAAGTAATTCATAAAAATATTAAAAAGTTTATAGACACCACCGATAGAAAGGTTATACTGTTATATAAGTACTCTAAACAGGTTACTGATTTTTACAAAGATTGTAATCAGTATATCGTAGACCAATGGGGTCGACAAACAAGCAGTACAAAATACGCCAACGAGGTCTTGATTGCCAACTTCTAATATCATATTTGCATGCGCCCTTTTCGCTTTGGGCCAAACACTCGGCTGGTTTCAACTAAACTCTCAATTTGTATGGGGTTGGTGGAAAGACAAGCCAGTCTTCACAGCCGTGCTATTTTCTGTACCCACAGGCATATGCTTCTGGTACGGGATCAAGATCTGTTACGAAGAATGGGGTCAAGTCTGGGGCCCAAGATTTTTAATTTTTAGCATGTCTTATCTAACGTTTCCAATTTTGACTTGGTATTACTTAGGTGAGAGCATGTTTACAATAAAGACGATGTTATGTGTGTTTTTATCCATGATGATCGTTACAGTACAACTATTCTGGAGATAATAATGAAGATTGTAGAAAAACCATGGGGCTTCGAATACATCTGGGCCGAAACTGAAGGATATGTGGCTAAGATGCTCCATATTGAACCTAAACAGAGACTATCATTGCAGTACCATGAAGTCAAAGAGGAGACGGTCTACGTCCTTGAGGGTGTCCTTCTTAATTGGACCGATGAGAAAAGCCCACCACAAAAATACAATACCGGCCATGTGCTGCATGTGAAGCCCAATCAAGTTCACAGATTTGGCGCTGGTAAAGAGATGGTAAGGTTGATGGAGGTCTCTACTCCACATCTTAATGATGTCGTACGACTCGCGGATGATTACAAGCGATGAGTGATATTTATCTTTTTGATGTGGACGGAACTCTCACACCAGCCAAGTCCAAAATAGACCCTTCGTTCAAGAAGACGTTTGCGAAATGGTGCGAGGGCAAAGAAGTATATATTGTTTCCGGCGGCTCCTTTGTCCGTTTAATCGACCAACTAGGTCATGATATTATCGACCAGACGGGAGGGATGTTCCCTTGTATGGGTAACATTTTTTACCAGAAGAGAGACCAAATAAATGAGTCAGGATTCAGCGAGTGGGAAATTATATATGAAAATGAGTTCAAAGCCCCTAAGAATCTTACTCGTTCATTGAATTCTCTTGTTGCTAAGTCAGAGTTTCCCACAAAGACAGGCAACCACTATGAAAAGAGNGTGGGTATGATGAACTTTTCGATCGTCGGCCGGAATGCCAATAAGGCTCAGAGGAAACACTACGAACACTGGGATGCTGAAAACCATGAAAGAAAAGTAATTGTCGAAAAGCTCGCAAAGAAATACCCGACCCTTGACTTTGTGATCGGAGGTGCAGTCAGTATCGATATCTTCAACAAGGGCAACGACAAAGCACAGGTTATTCCTCGTTACTTTGAAGAAGCCATAGAACACAATCAGATTCACTTTGTAGGCGATAGGATCCCTTTTCCGGGCAACGACCACTCCTTAGCTCAGAAACTCCGTCAGCACCCAAATGGCGCCGCTTACGAGGTTAATAGCTGGCAAGAAACCGCGGAACTATTAAAGACTGCGCCTTTTGCGTAGATACTGGTAAAAACAACTATTTATAATGTTGGAGTTTAAATAAAATGAGTATTTCTACAGGTAATTGGTTTGAGTATCTTCGTGAAGAAGTGTTAACAGAGGGTTTGCGTGACATTGGTTTGCCCGAAAGCGTCGTTGATTATATCGAGAACGCGATGGCTGACTCACCTGAGAAGTCAAAGATGTATGCCGGCAATCAGTGGAAAGAAACCATCTTGCCACCGGGATATGCAAGGGAAGCTCAAGAGTATTGGAATACGTTCATGTCTAACGTTTTTGCAAGCAAGCTTGCAAGAACAGAAGACAATAAGATAGTTGCTAGAACTGTCCCAGCATATGATATTAATAATCCAAGCAAGCAGCGCGCCCCATATGATGACGAACAAATAAAACAAAATGAGCGAATCGCTTTTGTCGTTCAAAACGTATCCAATGCACTTGCTAAACCAGAAGGCACCTGGCGCAAGACATTCATGAAGGCTCTCAAGGGTTTAAGCAAAGCTGGTGTCCCATCCGAAACGGTCGAAAGCATAAAAGAAGAACTTGACGCCACCATAAGTCGCAGCTTTAGTATGTGGTGGCGGCGATTCGATCAATTGTTTGCGTGGCTTAACGATGAGCCCACCAACTACGAAATGATTAAGGGCGAAAGTAATATTGACAATGCTTATGGCATCGCTCTGGAAGATTTACGAAGCAAAGAAAACCCAGATCAGATTATGCATCAATTCGACGATGGCTTTTACTGGTATGACCTCCGCACCTCTAACTGTTCTATTGAAGCAGAGCGAATGGGACACTGCGGCTCCGACAGTCGCGGCAGCCTTGTATCGCTGCGTCGTCGTCAGGACAAGCGTAAAGCATCATCTTCTTATGTTACGATGACTTGGACGATGGATACTCTTTATCAAATTAAGGGACGAAACAACAACGCGCCCGATTCTGATTTATGGACTTACATTAATTGGTTTATCCAGAACGAAGAGATATCAGAGGTTCTTGAAACCGGCGAACACTCTAATGATCTCCAAGGCTTTGAAGATATGAACGAAGCCCTCCAAGAGAGAAACCCTGATGTTAATTTCGAAGGAATGCTGGATGTAGACGCGCTGCAAGAAGCCGTCGACAGGGTTACCAACGACTACGATGGTGATTATACTTCAATCGAAGCAGAAGTCCAAGATCCGGCAGATTTCGGCGGTGATGGGCGCTCAACAACAATTTACGTTAATACCACCTTCTCTGCTGATATCAATTTAGGTTGGCCCGACATTGTTCGATCGAACGACTTACTATACCCATCAGTTGGTGGCGACTCAGATGAGGCAGACGATAACTACGCGGGAATCCCTGAAAATTCATATTCAACGTTAGCTGCAGACTTTGAATCTGAGATTGGCTTAGACGAATTGGGGTATGAACTGCCCGGTGACGCTGAGAGTGAGTATGAAGTTGTGATGTTACAAGGCGTCCAGCCAGACGATGCTGACTACGACGCGGACTTCCCGCAGACAGCACACTTACGTATTACAATTAGATCTACTGAGATTGTGGCGGCCGATGATGCCGATGGCGCTTTCGATGAAGTGAACGACATAGCCAGAGATCTTTACAGCAGCTTAGAAGAAAAATCCGCAGAGATTATTGAAGAACTCAGAACCAATTTGGTTAATGAGGACTATGCCGTCAAGGGTGCTTACGACAAGACCCGCACCTCATTGGCTGACAAAGAATTCAACCATTGGAACGTTTCGCAAGAGGCATCCACGCTTTCATTCCAATGGGCGGCGGAGGGCGGCAACAATGTTATAAACGACGGTGCCGAAATTCCATTGGTTGTGAAAATGTATGGGATCTCCTCTGCTTCTCTTGTCAGTCGAACATACTCGCAAGTATTCGCCGCACCCTTGCAGGGTCGCCCACCTAGGTTGGAGAACCCAGATCTAAATCGCAACATGGCGAGAAACCTAGAGAAGCTTTTCAGAGCTACCCAAGAAGATCCGAAACAGCAGAAGATGGACTTCGGTGCTGGATACGACACTAAAGCGCCCGCACTGGTCTTAGCTAAAGACTCTCGCTTTATTATCCAAGGCAGCAGATCCGAAGTGGCACAAGGTGGTAGTTATCCGAAGCAGCCAATCGATTGGATTTACGAGCTTCGAATGAACTCCAACACATCAAGTGAAGAGCTGCGAGTCGTCCAAGATATATTAGATTTCTTCGACGAAAACCCACAGATGGTGAACCAAGCAGCGCTACAAACCATCAATGACGCCCTGTCCTCTACGGTGATGGATGCCGAAAAGGTAAGAGAAGGAGTGGTTTCAGGTCAAATGCCTCAGTCTATGATTCAAAGGCTTGACAGTCAGTATGCCAGTCAGGCAGATGACAGACCTGAGAATGTAGACGCGGCCAAGATGATGATGACTGCTCGTTGGTTCAACCAGAACCTCGCTTCGATGGATGAGGTTGCCAAGTATGTCGCTTACTACCAATATTTGCGCCCGATGGTGGGGGGAAGACTTATAGGCGCGCGCCTTCAGATTGAAGTCGATGGCGATGACGCTGGTAAACCAACGGACTTTGATTCTAATATACAGTCTCAACTTGTGAGAATGGGTGCGCCTGGTATTACAAGGGCTGCACGCACCGAGGCTCAAGAGAGTACTGAAGAGCAAATCAATAGAATAAATGGAATGCTGCAAGAAAGAGACCCCAACTACGATTTAAGATTGTATAACATCAATGTAGATGTCTCCCTACAAAACGATCAGGGCGGCACACTACAGCAGACAGAAACAGAAATTCGTGGCATCGAGGGAGTGACAACCGTCCGGACTATCGGCGAGATTCAAAAGATCGGTGCCTCACAGATAGGGACATACAACATTAAATTCGAGTTGTTGGGAACTCAAGGTCGTGTACCGTACCGCGACAGAATTCTTATTCCGGGCTTAATGAGAATAGCAGGATTGAAGATTCTTCGTACGTCCGCAATCGAACAAGTTTCACTCCGCGGTAAGAAACTCACCCAAGAAGGTAAGCCAAGAACATTAAAAGAATATGGTGGTACAGTCTCTAATTTTGGTGGCCTAGTCGGAGGTTTGGGCTTTGCTCGACAGCACCAAGGCCCTCGCATGCCGTCCGAAAGAAAGATGATGCAGCAAATTCTGGGTGACTGGGTAAACGCCAGTGTAATGGATTATGACAGACCAATGAACGTACATAATATGCAGTATCACGTCATGATGCCAGTTGAAGAGTTGATTCCATACATAAGCAATAAATACTTCAGAGCACCAAAAGATGCGTTTGATGGGATGTATCAGAATTTTATCCAAAACGGGCCCGGAGCACCGGTGTACGTTGCTATTGGTAAGAATAACCGCATAAAAATTACAGGTGGTGAAGATATTATATGGTTTGCTAAGAAAGCCGGCCAACAAGAGGTTCCGGTCTTCTTCAGCTATCAATTACAAGTATAAACATATGAATAAAACACACTCAAGAACATTTTAAAACTTGTAAGTTTCACCGCGGTTATCTCTTTTTTAACTTTTTTGGTTTTTTACGGTCAAATAATCTCCAACAACAACCCCCACGATAGGGCGCTTGTGGCGAATAAAGAGGTCTCAAAATTATACTCTGTTACTCACAAGAACGCCATTAAGAGATCCAGAAACAGCTCTGTGAGAATCATGTCTTTGGATACCCGCGCTGGCCTGATGTCTACGTCTAGCGCAACTTACTTCAGTTATCGATCACAGTATTATGTACTGACGACAAGTCATGGTTTGATGGGTGGTTGCGAAACAATTCAAATTGAAGCTGACGGCGATCTGTTTGATTGCTTAGAAGTGAAAAAGATAGATAAAAAGACCGACTATGCAATTTTACAAATAGAAAAGATCGACACCAGAACGCCAATAAAATTTCCTTATCACTTCACTTACGGTGGAACACAATGGAAATCTTCTTTTTCATTAATGAATAAGGTAATGTATACGGGATACCCAAATTCAATTGGGCCGCTAACTATCGGTGGCTCTGTTATGGGTTTTGATCCTCAAGGGTACATCTACGTTCATTCCTATGCTTGGTCTGGTTCTTCTGGTTCTGGAGTATTTGATACTAAAGGTAAACTAATAGGCTATATTATGGCAATTGATGTTGGTCGTACAGAATACGGCTTTGCAATTTTAGAAAATGTTATGTTAGTGGTGCCTATTTATAAAGTCGACTGGTCGGCTCTAGCAAAAGAAGGAGAACAAGATGTCAGAAAATAAAACACAATGCTTTTATACCAACATGATGAATACTCTTGATAATTTGGATGGTAAGGTGAACGAGATACAAACAAGCATTCGCATATTCAAGGCTATGATTAATGAAAGAATCAACACTGAAGAATCAAACACAATTGAAAAAGTTAAAAAGGAAAAAGAAAGTGAGTGAAGAACCCAATACCGAAGAAGAACCCAAAGAAACTTCAACAGATGCCGATAGTCTTCGACCAAAGAAACCAAGCAATCGAGCACCAGAGGGTATAAGAGCCTTTACTGTGTGTAGGCAAAGTGACGAGACTGGCATCTCTGGCGAAGGCGTTGTCATTGAAGGCGCCACATTTGCCACAGGACACACAGTAATTCACTGGCTGACCCCGGCACCACGCGGCAGCATCGCATTTTTTGATGCTTTCGATGATTTTGTGAAGATCCATGTAAGTTCCCACCCTACAAATAACACCATTATTACCTTTGAAGACGGAGAACAATTCCTATTTAAACCGGATGGTTCCGTAATCAAAAATTCAGATGACTTAGAGTCACAAACAACTATTTAGTTAAACGCCTAAAAGGAGATTTAAAATGGCTTATAAATTTAGAATGCCGGGTGGTCCAACCACGGCTAACAGTTCCCCAACCCCTGCTACTCGCTGGGTCATGGGTTTGAGTAATTCAAGAGTTGGTTATGCTCCCAACTCTGATCGCACCAGTTGGACTTGGTACGATTCGGTTGCCGGAAGTGGTAACCCAGATGCATTAGATGTAGCATATGGTAAAGATGGTAGTGGAAACGGTATCTATGTCATGTCACGCGATGTCGGTGCAAACGAATTGTTTGTGAGTAGTACCGATATAACTGACGGCTCAGACTGGACTACTGTTGACCTTCCCGATGGCAACAATAAACCCTATTCGATTGCTTGGTCCACAGATTCCACCAACTCTAATTCTGGTGTGTGGTTCGCTGTCGGAGATCAAGGCAATGAGAAGATCTACAGAAGTACAAACGGCGCAGTCGCTTGGTCTGCAATCGATTTGAGCGGACTTACCGGCCACGTTGATGACGTATCCATCTCACAAATTGCCAGCAATGGTAGCGGGCACTGGGCGTTCGGCCAAGGGGATCGCTTTTACCTGAGTACAAATGATGGCGCCTCGTTTTCGGTATCCACCCCCTTCACTGCGGACAAGATCTTAGGTATCGCATACACAAATTCATCATGGGTAGTCGCCTATGAAAGAAGTAATTTGATGTACGCACGTTCTTGTGCTGGTTCCGATACCACAACATGGAGCAGTGAAGTGGCTATTGATGGAAATGGTGGAAATGTTCCAGTTCCGACTTCTAGCCTGGGATCAAGATGCACCATTGTTGCGTCTGAAGGCAATGTGGCTTTCATGAGTCACGGTACTGGTAACTCTAACGGACGTATCGGCCACTGTGATATAAATGGAGCAACTATCAGCAACATGGAAACGGTTCGACTTGCCAACTCGCTGGGTTCTGACGGACCAAAAGATATGGCAACCGATGGCACTACATGGCTCATTGGAACAATCGACGGCGATACTTGGGAAAGTACCGACAATGCCGCCAGTTGGACCAAAACCGCTGATGCATCCTTCAACTCAACTGCTGATATTCTTTGTGTAACCCCTAACATTCACTTACCAATTTAAGGATATATATGAGTTACAATTTTTCAAAAGGATCTCGCAAGTTTGGTGATATAACATCCGAACTTGATAGTAATACTAAGATTGATTTTGAAGAAGACTACATTGGTTTAAAAACCGGAGGCAGCGACAGACTTGTTGTCTCCGGTTCCAACGTTGGTATTGGCACCACCCAACCTTCAGACTTGTTAACCCTTGATTCTTCTACTCCATGTATTCAATTCAATGAATCTGGCGCTAATCGATCTAAAATCTTTGTTAATGATTCTGATAACCTTGTTTTTCAACAACAGCAAACTAACAAGCACATTGTTCTTAAGATCAACGATGCTGGTACAGTCCGCGAGGGAATGAGACTTAACGGCGCCGTCCCCGAGGTTGTTATCAATGAAGGTTCAGACGCTCTTGTTGATTTTAGAGTAGAGTCTAACAGCAATACACACATGTTTTACGTGGACGGCGGCAACAACAAAGTCGGCATCAACACGAATAACCCAGCACAGATATTGGATATTAACGGTGACACAATACGTTTGCGTAACCAAAGAACAATTCCAAATTCCAATACGCTTGGCGAACCGGGAGAAATATGTTATGATGCTAATTACTTATACATATGCATCGGCATTGACACATGGAAACGATTACCATTAGACACTTGGTAGACTATTTATAATTATGAACGGAACAAACTGGAAAGACTTCATAGACTCAATTCATGAAGTGAGTGACTATCAACAGAAGGTCAAGGATGGCTACGTAAAAAAGAGGGACCAGTACACACAGTCTGGTAAACAAACTGCAGGCGGTGCTCCGTTTGACGAGGAACCCCCTAAAGGACGCTCTAAGTCCTCTCCAGCCGGCTTTGGCGGCGCCCTCGAAGAAGAGGTTGAGCCTGAGTCATTCGACACTCACGACACCTTACAGCCCGATATATGGGATGGCGAGAAGATAAAGTCAGAAATTAGAGAAAAGCTTGTAGAGATCGCTATGGATTTTATGGAAGGTCTTCCAATCGCAGTCGATGTCAAAGACATCACCCTGACTGGCTCACTGGCAAACTACAATTGGTCTAACTACTCGGACGTTGATTTACATATTATCGTAAACTTCTTGGATGTTGACGAGAACATAGCTCTCGTCAAGGCATTCTTCGACAATGCAAGAATGAAGTGGAACAACGATCACGATATCAAGATGAAAGGCTACGACGTTGAAATTTATGTTGAAGATCAAAATGAAGTCCATAAATCATCTGGGTTGTATTCCTTGAAAGATGATAAGTGGCTTAAGCGCCCCAAGAAATACAGAAGCACCATCGATTTCCCCTCTGCCCGAAAGAAGGCAGAGGATATAGAATTCCAAGTTAACATTGTCAACAACCTGATAACCGCCAAGAAATACGAAACGGCGATGAAGAACGTGGAAAGAATAAAAAGAAAAATATCCAACATGCGAAGGGCAGGCTTAGAAAGCACCCTCCAAGAGTTTTCGATTGAGAACATCGCATTCAAAATCCTCAGAAGAAATGATACATTAGCGTATTTAAATGATTTAAAGAAACGCGCATATGATGATATGATGACTGTAAATGAGGGATAATGAATTTTGTTGAGATAAAACAAGACGGTAAAGTTTTCCCAGGTGAATACTTACTATATGAGCCCACACAAACAATTGTTCTTTGCGGCGCCTTCAACCGGGAGTCAAATATGATTCGTGCCTACGGTAATGGAAAATATATTGAAGACAAAATCAAAACTTTCAAAAAGATTGAAGTTACGCGCAAACAACAGAAGGAACAATACAAGTCACGCTGTAAAGGTTGTGGCGGATAGCAATTTATGGAGATAACAAAGTTATGAGAAAAGCGTTTTTTACCTGCGGCCCTTTCGCAGAAATACTTAATAGAGTAGAAGATTTTGGTTCAGGGTTATATTTTTCTCAACTTTATTACGATACCATCATGGAACACCAAGAACTCGAAGTGCAACTCTCGCAAGCAAAGGAAGAAGACGATGATCTTCTTATAAAAGAAATTGAAAGACAGATTTGCTTTATAGAAAATGCATGCAAGCTCACTCAACTCACTGATTTACCAAATTTAGACAACTGAAATGACGAAGATTAATATATATTGCTTGTTTGACAACCATCAATCTCTCTGTGGTGTCTATTCCTCCATCAAGGCGGTTCACCGTGATGGTTTAAAGTTATGTAATGACGGCCACTCAGCCGTTCACATTCGCTACAACGGGGAATACCAGAAGCCCAACGTAACTATGTTGAGAAACATATTCAAAGGTGAGACGGACGTGAAGATTAATTATCTTTCTGATAAAACAAAGATTACCATATTGAAAACCAGCATTAAAGAATGATGTTAGTATATATTATATGGGACTCAAACGAGGCGACTTAGTAAAATGGGTATCGCATCACGATGCGTTCGAGGCATCACCAATGGGAGTAAAGGGGATCTCCCCCGTTTATCGTCATGGTATTATTTTAGAAGTGTCGAAGAAAAAAAGCACTGCTATTATAGCTCACTGTTACGATTGTGATGGTGTTGCGCTAGTTATTTTAGACGTGAAATATGACAACGTTGAAGTATTAAGTAGGAACAAAGATGGCTAATATATTTTTCACCGGCGAAAAGCTGGATAAGCAGGAAGCAATCAACTCAGTGATGGTTGAGATTTCTAACTATTTTGATGGGCGCTATGAGGCGAAAGCCGCCTCCGATGACGGAGGTTCAGTTCTCGAAGTGTATGTTGAGGTTGATAAGCCTTCAATATCCATCCTAGAGCAGCACCCCGATTTTCCTTTGTTTGAGATCGTTCCAAAGTGGGGTGGTTGGCGCTGTCAAGTTATCAAAGTTCCTCCGGGGTATATAGATTCAGTCATGTTGGTACCAGAAAGAGATGACTACTAACATTTCCCTGACAAATAATGCTTGACGGTTTACTCTCCATGCTATATATTATAAGTATATGGAGAACAGTATGAAAACGCAAATTGAAGAAGCTCTTAGTCGCCCTGTATGCACCGGTTGGGATCGTGGGTTCCTTGAGTCAATCTTGAACCAACTTGAGCGCAATCGTCAGTTGTCCGATAAACAGATGGTGACTGTTCGCAAGGTTGTTGACCGTAACGGCACCAGCGCTCAGACCCTTCACGATGAGTGGGAATCGGTGTATGCCAAAGAACACAAAGAAGAGGCGATGGTGTTAGCTCGATACTATGCAAGCACTGGCTATTTCACAGAACTCGTACAAGACATCCAAGCAGGTGTTGTTCCCGATATGCGAGCCTACACCAAGATGCGAGGCAACAAGTATGCAACACAAGTCTTGGAGACCCATCACGCACAGCCAAAGTATAGTGTGGGGACGTTTGTTGTTGCTCGCGCCAACTGTCTGACCTCCAATGTCTCAATCGAAAAAGCGTCTACAACATATTACATTCAGCAACTTGAGGCCGCCAAGGCTTTCAGATCGAAAGGTGGCATCATTTTGGCTGTCACTGATCGAATCCGTACGCATGCCAAGGGTTCAAAAACATACAAGATTCTACCAATCGGTTCGACAATCACTGTGTTTGTGGAAGAGCGTCATATCAAGTTGAAAAGAAAGTAGGTTGAGGCAACTACATATGGTATGTTCGATGATATACCACCACGATATGGAATAGGCGACCTCGTAAGGGGTTCATACGATTACATTGAGTACTACTACTGGCATGAGGATCGGGAAGATTACATGTTGGCACAACACACTGGCGTGGTGGTTGAGATAGAATATGAGATCGAATATTTCCAAGATTATGTTTACACTATACTTTGCCTTGATGGCGTCAAAAGATTCTTCATCGAATCAGAACTAATAAAACTCTAAAGAGAACACAAAAGGGCGTTTCACTTTTGTCTTTACTATATATTGATAGAGGCAACAATGAAACTACACAAATATACTGTCGAAGAACTGAAGGAAGCATGCCGCACTTCTGGAAGCAAGAGGCAGGTTCTTATCAAACTAAATATAAAAGCGGCTGGCGGTAACTATGAAACGCTCAAAAAGGCTATCGAGTATTTCGAAATCGATGTCACCCATTTCCACGGAAAAGGTTGGAACAAGGGCGATCACTCTGGTATACTTAAAAAGCACAGAAGACCCCTTGAAGAGTGTCTGAAAGATGGGGTAAGAGTCCAGTCCCACAGATTGAAAAAACGTCTGATTCAAGCAGGACTGAAAGAGCATAAATGTGAGTCATGCGGTATAACTGAATGGCTTGGCGAGCTTGCTCCCATCGAACTCGATCATATCAACGGAAAACGCAACGACAACAGGATTGAGAACCTTAGAATACTCTGTCCGAACTGTCACGCACAAACACCAACCTACCGAGGAAAGAACAAAAATCGTAAACAAAACCCTTGACAGCAGAGAGGGAACTTGTTATACTTTAAACATGGCTGATTGGTGGAATTGGTATACACAGGAGACTTACAGATAATTTGAGCGCCATGAGAGAAATCTCATGTGTGGATCCGGTCAAATTCGGGGAAACCTTTAAAATGGCAATCCCGAGCGAAGCCCGAAAGGGAACGTGTAGAGACTTGACGGCTGGCTCTTAACAGGTAATGCTGAAGATGAAGAGAAAGTCCAGACCACAAACACTTCGGTGGCAGTGAAAACTGTAGTGGTAAGAAAATCTCCCGCCCATTGGGCTTGCGAGTTCGAGTCTCGCATCAGCTACCATCTTTAATATTTTATGTGAGTAGGACTAAAGGGGTTCGAGTCCCCT